CGGCACGCTAGCCGTGTAATCCACAACGCCTAGCACGCCGCCCTCGTCCACGCGCACGACGATAGTGATCGTCACGCCATCATGATAGACTTTGACCACATCACCCGTTGCCATTTTCGTTTACCTTTCGTAACTTGAACTCAAGTCCCTGCAAAAGCGCCTCCATCGGATCGAACCCTTCGGCGCTGCTCGTCTTCTCGCACAGCCCAAACAGCACCGCCGCCAGCATCCCCTTTGCAATAACCGGATCGGCGCTCGGCAGGATGTCGGGATGCGTCGGGTCGTCTGTCCCAATGGCGACGCTCAACCGGTCGTCCTCGAGCTGGATGCAGACCTTCCCGCGTCCCGAATTGAGCGGCGGACGTGGATCGCTCCGGAACGTGTCGCGCCAGACCGCCGCCATGCTATCGGCCAGGATCGCCAGCGCCTGGAGGCCGTCCAGTTTCGAGTACTGGACTTCGCCCTTCCCAGTCATGGCGTTGTGGCGGACGGTGATCGTCTGGATCAGGTCGGCCTCGGAGATTTCCACCGGCGTGAGTCCGGCATCGTCCCAGCGTTTCATAATTTCCTTGAGCGACGGGGAGTAGGGAATCATGTCAGACATAGAGTCAATCCTTCTGGCAGAGCCGCAGTTGGATATATGGCATTGTAACATCCACTGCGGCTGTGCCCGTGTTGGCCGTCGAGCCGCTGAGTGCGTGGTCGTGCGACGATCCCACCGCAGTCACGCCACTGATGGCGTGATCGTGGGTTGAACCGGCGCCGGACGCGCCGCTGAGCGCGTGGTCGTGCGATGTGCCCGCGCCGGTTGTGAAGCTGGCAATATCAACTGAGTGCGTATGGAGGACATCCGAAAAGCCACTGTTGAAAATCGCAATATTGACATTGTGCGTGTGCGCACCGGCTGAAAGTGCGGCACCGGCGATGTCGAATGGCGACCCGCCGCCGAGTTCCACGCTGAGTTTCACCGCACCCCCCCCAGTCGTCTCACCATGAACATCATGCGTATGCGCCCCCAGGCTGTCCGTCGCCGTGCTCGGCGGATCAACGCTATGCAGATGGTCAATGGTCGTCGCGGTGGATACCGTACTAGGTGGATTGGCGGCGTGCGTGTGCGCCGCTTCCGCCGCCGCATCGTAGGTGCCGACGCCGTGCGTGTGCGCCGCTTCCGTCGCGTTGTTCAGCGTGCCAGGCGCATGCGTATGGGCAGCCTCAGCGGCAGCATCTAGCGTGCCAACCCCGTGCAGGTGCGTCGCTACCGTCGAGATGGTGCGCGTCCCGAGGTCGGCGAGCGCGCTGCCAACCGTTCCGGCTATCGTCCCGCCCGCTGGCACGCCCACGATGACGCGCCCCTGCGCCGCCGTATACTCTGTCCAGCCCGATGGACAGTCGCCTGCGGCAAAGACGATGATTCCGCTTGTCTCGGTCGTCGGTGTAGTTGGATTCTTTAACTTGTTCTTCCACGGTTGGCTGGCCCGGCTGCCGCCTCCCCTACCCCCCGCCACACCGGCCGCCGCAAGGTCCTCGATGCTCGGCAGCCGGAAGTCAGGTGTTATCTCCAGTCCATCCGAGTCGACGTCGTAGTCCGTATCCAACACGCGGAAAGAGCGCAGGTGGTCCAGCAGCACCGACAGTGCCGACGGGATATTCCTGACCACCGCCATGTCCCCGCTGTGCATCGCATATTTAGGCCAGCGCGCTCCGGCGGCGTCGTAGACCGCAATGGGCGTTATCTTTGCCCGTGCGGGTGCGTCCTTGTGCTCACGGATGAACAAGTCTCTGACATTGACAGCTACGATATTCAGCCGGGTGCTGGCATCCACCGCCTCGCGCCGCGTCAACGCATGGCGGTTGACGCTGGCCTGGTCGGTGGCCGTGGCCGTGGCCACCCGCTTTCCATTCGCGTCCTCATACAGACCATAGGCCGAATTGAACAGGGTCTCCAAACTGCGCTCGATCTCCGGCTCGGCGATGTCGATATACCAGGTGCGCGCCGCCGAGCCGCGCGGCCGGAAGTGCAGGCGCCGCCCATCCCACACGCCTGCCTCCCACATGCGCGGCGGGGTCTGCGTGTCGCCCAGCCGCACCAGCCGGTCCAGAATGTCGCTGGGCAGAACATCTACGTAGTCCTCGGTCAGAGTCAGGCCGGGGTTTTGCACCAGCGCCGTGCTCGCAGACATCACGCTATTGACCCCGTTCACAAAGGCGATCAGGGCATTGGCAATGGTGTTGGCCGTGACGCTCGTATGCGTGCCCACGTAGGGCAGGTCGGAGTACCCGCGCCACCAACCATACGCCACGAGCTCCACCCCTCCCTGTGCGAGTTTCTTGTCCTCCAGCCGGCCCTCCCACACCAGGCCCGCCGCGTCATCGCGGACCGTGACGTGTGGTCGCCCGGGCGCGCTCACCACAATCAGCGCCTCCTCCAACGTCATGGGCACGAAGCACGGTGCGTCCGCGTACCCGTGCTCGTTTGTGGCAATTTTCAGCTTGCGGACGCGGTTGGAGAAGTCCCACAGGAGATTCCCACCCGGCGTTGCATAAATGCCCAGTTGCAATCCCATGGATCTGCTTTAGCGGGAAGGAATTGCGCGCCAGTCTTTCACGGTGTAACCTCCAACATGGCATCGTCCAACCAACCCGCCAGCGTCGGCAGTGCCCACTCACAGGCCGCGCCCGGCTGGCCCGGCGCGCCGTTGACACCCAAATTGAGCATGGCATAAACGGTAACTTTGTTGCCCAGCGCAGCGGCGACGACACTGGCCTGCTGCCAGCGTTCCGTCCCTGTCTCCGTGCTCCAATTGACTGCACTGGCGCGATAATCTATTCCGCCATTGGGATCGATGCCGACCGACAGAGAATCGTTAACGCTCAGATCGGACGGCGTGCCCAGATCAAGATTTCCACCCGCCCACGTCCGGCCCCAGACTGAGAATCTGAGTCGCGTCAGCGGCGTGACCGTCACGGTCTGTCGCACACCCGCACGCCAACATCGGTAATGGTCAATCCACCACAGTGATGTAGCCAATTCGTGCACCTCGGCGTGGTATACACCCCCCTCTGCCAGGCCCGAGGCGTTCACCGTCTGCCAGCCCGCGAAGCCAGACTCAAAACCGGGGTTGACCAGTTCCGGCGCAGGCGGGGCCGGAGTGATTGTACGGGCAGGCGTGGACGTGGGAGCGGGTGCCGGCGTGGCCGTCGGGATAGCCATGCCGGGCTTCATGTCGCAGTCAATCGGCGTCGTCCCATACTGCCAGCAATAGCCATTCGGAAGTTCCGTTTCTGTCCATTCCGGCGCCGGCGCGCCCAGCAGGGAAGCGCCGACGGCGATAATTCCAGCGAGTAGGATTCGTTTCATCACCGCGATCTCCTTTCACACCGGCGACAAATACGCACGGTGCCGTAGGGCCGTGAACGTCTGCGTTTGCAACGTCCCGGCGTTATTCGCATAGCGCCAGAACGCGCCGCGCGTGGCCACCCAGCACAGCGTGATCCGGTCCAGGATCGTATTCAGCCACGGATCCCCGTCGTAGCCCAGCGTATCCGTCTGGCTTGCACCTGGGATGTCCAGCACCACGCCCGGCTCGGGCCGGGTGAGTGCATTGTGGTCCACAATGATGTCCTGGTTGGACTGGTTGGGCAGGGTGAGCGCCTGGATGCCCACCGCCCTCCCGGCCTCGTCGTCCAGCCCCAGGAAATACAACGCATCAATGTCCAGCGTCGGCGAGCCGGCCGTGGAGTCCACCGCCACGTAGAGCCTGAACGTCGGGTAGCTCACGTTCGGCAGATTGATTTCGTCAACCGGCAGGCTCACCGTGCCGACGTGGATCACGCCCGGCTGCGTGCTCGCCGTGTCAATGGTCTGCGCATCCGTCTGCACGGCGCGCAACGCCGTGTTGGAGATGAACTCGCCGTAGATCTGAAACGTCCGCGCCGCCGCATTCTTGCGCACCGTCGCGTAGACGGCCACCCTGCGGCTCTGCGTGATCGGGCTGGCCAGCGCCAATGTGCCCGAAGCCGCATAGGCCGTACCGGTGGGCGTGTAGCGCAGCACGTTCGTCCCGCCGCGCGGCAGGTTGGCCGCATCCGCAAATGCCGTGTAACCCGTGGCCGTCATCCCGTTGGCATTGTTCGCCTTCAGGTAAGCCCCGTTCACGTCGCCCGTGCCTGCCTTGTTGCGCGCGACCAGTAGATAGGAATAAGGCAACGCCAGCGCCGCGCCGGGGGTCAGGTTGTCGATCTGCACCTTGACCGGACACAGGTTGGGCAGACTGGTCGGGAAGACGCTGTGTGCCAGGTCGCCGCTCGCAACCGCGCTGGTGGTCACGCTGTCGGTCTGTCCCAGCCACGCGCCCCGCCGGACGAATCTATTGCGCACCCCCTCGATGATGTAGTAGTTCCCGGCCTGCATGAACTTCGGGGACAGCGCCACCGGGTTTTCGTCATCCCCCACCGGACCCAGGATGGCTGCCTGCAATGGAGAGTCGGGGCGGCTTACCGTGCCGTCCGCGCCCTTTGGACTGAATTTGACCAGCACCGCGCGAACGTTCTTCCCCTGCTGCCATCGGTACGCCTGGTCCATAAGCGCATTGAGCGCCTCCAGGTTGGCGTAGGCTTCCGCCGCCGATGCTCCAGAGATGTTGAGTTCGTGCTCCTCAGCCTCGTCGGTGTAAGGCGAGCGCCCCCCCATCAGCCCGGTGCGCCGGCGTGTAATCATCGGCGCCCACCCGCCGCGCGCCAATGAGAACTTCGTGAACCGGCCGGAGCCGTCCCCGATGGTCACCGGCGTCGTCACGCCGTCTGAAATTTCAAGATAGAGTCCTGGAGTTGTCATGGTCGAAGGCCGCGTCCTGCCGAAGGTGTCGAAGGATTAGATTAGGCCGTTCCCGTCCTCAGCCGCGCATCGGCCGCGCGGCCGGACTCGGCCAGTACCCGCCGCACGACCGCTTCGATCTGCGCGGCAGACATCGTCGCCCCGCGCGCGTCAATCCCGCCGATGTCGATAACCTGCGATGAGTTGGACACCGAATTCATCAATGCGTCCGGCAGGATGTCTGACACCCCCAGCGACGGGCTGACTTTGGACGAGACCACCTGCGCCGCCGCATTCGCATTCGCCGCCGCCGCATTCGCCGCCGCCAGCGCCGCCTCCGCCTGCGCCAGCAGCACCTCCGCCGACTGCGTCCAGCTCTTTACCGTCGCCAGCCCCAGCGCCCCCGCCTCCGCCGCCATCTGCGTCCAGCCCTCCGCCTGCGACTCCATCGCCAGCTGCGCCACAAACTGCTGCTCCTCATCCTGCGCCGCCAACAGCCCCGCCTGCGCCTTAATCACCGCCGCCGCCGCCTGCACCGCCTCCGCCGACTGCGCGCTGGCCATCGTCTCCGCCGCCGCACTCGTCGCGCCGGCAATCGCTTTCCTCACGTTTTCCGCCCCTATCTCGATGGCGAACGTCATGCTCGCCATCATGTTCTCGCCGAGAGAAAAGGCCATTTGGGATATAGAATCATTTGAAACTTGGAGCGCCTGCCCTATCCAATTCACGTTCTCCGCCAGCGCCTGCTTGACATTCACTGCACCCTGCATGATGCCCTCGGCCGTCGCGGTCATCATGCCCATACCCAGATCGACAAATGCCTGTGGGGGTGAGTGCCATCCAATCGCATCTTTGGCAGCCTGAAGTGCTGATCGAGCCGCGTCTGCCGCCGCCTGCGCCAATCCGCCCACGGCACCCATCACACCATCCCTGACGCCCCCGATAATCCCCGACCCGACGGCTCCCCAATCAATGTTCGTGAAGGCCGCCTTAATTTCGTTTACCTTCGTGGTAACCGTCGTCAAAATATCCCCAATGATTGTCGTAATGGTAGTCTTGATACTTTCCCAAGTTGTGTTCCACCAGGTCTGCAATGCTCCCACGACATCCTTGATGACCGTCTCAACAGCATGAATATCCGTATCGAACTTCGCCTTCATGTTCTCCCAGATCGTCGCCGCCGTCTCCTTGATGGTCGTCCACGCGCCTTCCCAATCGCCCGTGATGAGCTGCATGACCGTTTTGATAATCCCGAGGATGAGATTAATGATCGTGTCAATGCTGAGCTTGATGTTCTCCCAGATTGTGTTGGCGACCGTCATGATCGTGTTGTGATGCTCATCCCAAAAGGCCGTGATAGCCGCGACATCCCGCATGATAAATTCTTTGATGGCATTGATGACCGTCTCGACGGTCGCCTGGATCAGCGGCCAGTTGGTATCCACCCATGTTTTGATGGTCGTGAATTGCTCAACCACAAATGGGATGACTTCGTTCAAAACCGTCGTGATGACAGATTGAATTGCGGCGATGACCGTCTCAATCGTCGCCTGAATCTGCGGCCAGTTCAGGACGACCCAGTCCACGCCCTGTTGAAGAAGTGGGATTAGCGTTATAACGATGAAGTCACCAAGGGCCTGTAAGACAGGTTGCACTTGCGCCCAGACCCCGGCAATCGTTGCCTGAATCTGCGGCCAGTTCGTGATCACCCAATTGACAAGGTTGCTGATGGCCGGGATCAGCGTGAGGGTGATGAAGTCACCAAACTGTTTCAGGATCGGCTGGGCTTGCTCCCAAAACCCCAGGAGCGTCGCCTGAATCTGCGGCCAGCTCGTGATGATTTGATTTGCGAATTCGATGACCTTGCTCACGATGTCCGTGATCGCCGCCGCCGTCTCCGGCCCGAAGACACGGAACAGCCCTGAATGCAAATCGTCGAGTGCAACCCCAGCCTCTCCGCCCAATAAGTCTTGAATAAAAAACGAAATTGTTTTAGCCAAGTCAGTGATGACAGGCATCGCCTGCTGGAAGGCGGGCATCAGCCCGTCGAGCACCTGGCTGGCGATGTCCATGAGCATCATCCCCAGTGGCTCCAGCGCCAGCGTCGCCTGATTTTTCAGCAGTGTGAATTTCTCGCCGAAGTCCGCCGTCTGCGCCGCCGTGTTCAGGATCGCGCCATCGGCGTCGCCCAGCGTCGCGACGAGATCCTCAATCGAGAAGCGGCCCTCACGGATGGCCGCCACCATGTCCGGCCCGGCCCGCGCCCCGAAGACCTCCATGCCCAACGCCAGCGCCGCCGAGGCGTCCTCATTATTTTTGATGGCGTCGAACGTTTCCAGGAGACTGTCGCGCAGCGTTCTCTGGCTGCCAGCGGCCTCCTCAAAAACGAATTCGCCTTTGGCCATAGCCTCCTGCAAGACTGCAATTGCCTGGCGATATTCGTCTACCTTCACAGCATTCAGTGCTTTTTCGGCATCCGAGCCTTTCTCGTTGAGTTTCCCCTGTGCCTTTTCTGCCTTCTCAAGTGCGACCGTCAACTCAAGGAGCTTCTTCTCTGCCTCCGCCATATTCTCGACGCCGCCCGCCACCAGCACATTGGAGCTTTCCTGCTCTTTGGCGAACTTCCCGGCCGCGATGCGCAGCGACCCCATCACCAGCTCCGCATTGACGCCCTCCTTCTCCCACTTGGCGAAGAGCGCAATCGAGTCTTCGAGCGTGAACCCCATCAGCCGCAGCGGCGCGCCGAACTGGACGACCTGCTGCATCAGGCTGTCCACACCCGCGCCCGTCTCCTGGGACGCCAAGAAAACCTTGTCCAGCGTCCCGGCCACGTCCTCGTTGGCGATGCCCCAGTCACCAACCAGGCGCGCAAGCAACGCCGTGTTGGTGCTGGCGTCGCCTCCCACCAACCGCGTCATCTCCAGGAGCGGCGCGGCCACCTGCTCCAGCGTGTCGCCTGTCAGGCCCAGCCGGCTGTTCAGTTCGCCGATGACCGTGGAGGCCGTGCCTGCGTCGGTGGGCACGGACGCGAACACGTCGCGGAAGGACTCTTTCAGCCCTTCCAGCTCCGCCCCCGTCGCCCCGGTTTTGATCACGATGGAGTCGAATGCGGCGTCGAGCTCCTGCCCGGCCGCGAAGGCCGCTGTCCCCAGCCCGACGATGGCCGTCACCGCCAGCCCGATCCCGGCCACGACCGCGCCCGCCGCCAGCCCCATGCCGGCCTTGAACACCCCGCCGATGCGCCCGAGCGCGCCCTCGCTCTCGCCCTCCGCCTGCGAGAGACCCTTCTTCAGGCCGGCCAGGTCAATGCCGGTTCCTAGAATTGCTTCGCCGAGACTAAAGCCTGCCATGATGGGTAGGGGCGGGTGTAGAGACGTTCCGATGGAACGTCTCCATTAATGAACAACCTGCGCGCCCATGGACTCAAACCACGCGCGTGCCTTCTCTGGGTCGTGCTCGACGATCTCCACGGGTTTGGGTTTGGGTCTGCTGGGGTGTGCGACCTTGTCCAGCCGCGCCAGCAGCCGCTGCCGGTCGCTGCGCCGCATGTGGGGAGAGATCGCTGCCACGATGGCCTGCTCGAGTTCCTCGGCTTGCAGGCCCGGCATCGCCTCGAGCAGCAGAGTGAGCAGCCACTGCGGCGCCTCCAGCGCCCGCTCCGGGTCGAGGTGATAAAAGCGGACCAGCCGCGCTAAGGCGATGCCGGCTGGCCCGCCGGGGCTTCCCCCACCGCGGCTGGCTCCGGCCGACTCCGCTGGGTCCAGAATTCAAAAATCTTGCTCTTCTGCCCAAGAGTCATTTCGGCCATCCGCTCCAGCGGCATCTTCGGCAGGATGATCTGCAGCGCCTCGGTTACCAGCCGCTCGAACCGCGAGGCGTTCGCCTCGTCGTCAGGCGACTTTGCCAGCGCGTCCAGTGTAATGGGAATATCGCGCTGCACCCGGCTGATCTTCGCCAGATCAACCACGCCGAAGTCGGTCATCCCCTGGAACTCGTACACCTGCCCGTCGCTGTCCGTGAACGTGTCCCGCTCCGGGACCAGACTCGAAAAATCGAAATTCTGTTTCGCCATCAGCTCGTCTGCACTTTCAGCCACCCCAGCCGGTTGATGTCGGACTGGTTGTCGTCCTCGATGGCGTGGAACTCGCACTCCAACGCCGGCCGGCCGTCCTTCGCCCACGTCGGCTGCGGCTCGCCGTCGAACACCCCGCGCGGGATCATGTACTGTCCGGGAAAGGCGCCGTAGGGTGAGGCGGCCGCGCCTTTCAGCAGCATGGCGAACTCGTTCGGAACCGCGCCGCGCTTGAGCGGCATCGTCCTCGTCGCCGGAGGCCCGCCCGCGCTCACCAGGTTCGCTGCGTCGTCCAGCACGCGCGCATAATCCTCCAGCGCCATACCCACCAGCGTGAACGCGATGATTTCGTCTTCCTCGGGCCGCACGGCTTTCACCTTGCTCTGATGGTCATTGTCGGTGAAGTAAGTCAGCGCGCCAGCGTGCTGGACACTCTGCTCGCCATCCGTAGGCCCCAGCAGATACCAGTTCCCGGCCGGCGTGGCGTTCACGGCCGGCTCGGCCTCGCCCACGGGTGCAACATAGACTTGCAGCGTACCGGTCAGTTGTTCGAAAGGCTGCGAAGATGCCATTGTTCACTCCTTTACGGGATGTCGGTTTCAGACACCACCGCTTCCAGAAAAACGAGAATTACATCCACCCCCGCATCGGGATCCGTCAGAAAACTCGGCCCGGAGGTGGGCAGCAGCCAGTAGAGCAGCGCCGCTCCATTCGTCGTCTCCACGCGCTCGCGCTGTGTGCTGCGTGTGAGGGTGTTGAGTGCCGCGAACACGCGGCTGCACTCGTACTGGCTCTCACCGTAGCAGCGTGCCTCCAACCGCACCACCTGCCTCTCAGTGTACAAGTCCGGCGTCCCCCCATCGTAGCGCAGCTGGAGCGCCTTTGAAGGTATTGCCCAGCCGTCGCCGAACTTGTGCTTGACCGCGATGCGCCCGGCGGTCAAAACATTCAGGTCGGCGTTACCATAGAGATAGGCAACGGCGGCCTCCAGCGCATCAACCATCAGTCTGCCTTGTGCCGCTCGATGTGCTGCCGGGCGCGCGGCTTCACCTTCTCCAGCGCGTTCGTCAGGTAGTGATAGCCGTCGAAACTGTGGTGGCCCTGGTGCACCGCCATCGCATAGTCGAGACCAGAGCCAATGGCGACTAGCAGCAGATCGCCTTTCCTGATCGGCTCGATCCTCACGCCCCCACGCTCCGGCGTCCCCGCTCCAGGAGGCGCATTATCGCCCTGCCAGTTGTAGTCTGGTGAGGCAACGTGAATCGAGCGGCGCAGCGTCCCGGTCAGAACACCATGGCCCGGAAACAGCTCCTTCTTCGCCTCGCCCTCTACGTCGAGGGCGATGTCAACCAGCGCCGCGCTCAGCCGCGCCACGACCTCTGCTTCGACTTGTTTTCCCTTCCACGTCAGCGGCATCATTGCCTCCGTGCAAAACCGGTGTGTCCCCGGCCTTCGTCTCAATGGACGGCGGCCAGGTCTCGCCCTGAGCATCCTGAGCCGCGAAGCGAGTCGAAGGACCAAGGGCCGGTTTCGGCGCGGCCCGCCCCACCAGCCGATTGAGTACGTAGTCGTACAGCCCCATCCCGGCCTGTGACGCCTCTGCGCTCAGTCGGTCGTGCTCCTCGTCGCTCACGCGCAATTGCGGTATGAACTTCATTTCACGTCCTCCAGTTCCAGCGTCACGTGGTGCAGGGCGCGCGCCCGGCGGGGCAAGAGCGCCCCTATGCCAAACGGCCCCTTCTGTGCACCGTCTTCCAATGTAACGCTGACAACGCGGTCGTCCTCGGTCACATCCGTCCCCGCGGGAACCAGCAGCCTGTGCGTTGTCACCACTACAAACTGTGTGCGGTCATCGCTGATCACCCTCTGCGCCTTCGTCACCAGTCGGCAGGGCACACCCTCCAGGTGCGCGCCATACACAGGCGCGGACTGATGGTAGGGGTCGTCCGGCGCCGCCGTCTGGCGCTGGATCGTGCAACTGTGGATCAAATGCGCGTGCAGGCTCATCCGAGTAGAGACGTTCCGCCGGAACGTCTCATCCGAATTCCAGCGGAACATCTCATCCTTGTCACACCAGCCGGAACACGCCCACGGTCAGGTTGGTCACCGCGTCGTAGGTCAACTGCACCTGTCCGTTCAGGTCGTTGTAGATGCCCGACGGGAAAGGCCCGACGATCTTGTCGCCCGTCGTCAGCGGGATGTTGATCACGTCGTCGGCCACGGCCTTCCCGTCCACCGTGATCTGCGTTGCGATGGTCACGTTGCGCGCGGCAGCATTCGTATTTTTGAACTGCACGAACGTCTGCCCATCGTTGGGGAATGAGTCCCCGCCGCCCGCTGCGGCTGCATAGGTTGGCGTGATCCCCGCGCGCGTAAGTTGTTGTACGGTCAGGACTGCCATTTAGACCTCCTATCCGATGTTCAAAAACCCCAGGCGGCGCAGCAGCGCGGCCCGGTCCGCGTCCCAGTTGTCCGGCGCGGTATAGCTATACTCCCCGGCCACGCTTTCAGATTTCAGCGCCGTGCGCGCGAGCAGGAGCCGCACCAACTCGGCCTCCACCTGCCGCCACTGCTCGCGGTCGTCCTGTGGCGCATAGGTCACCACGATCACCGCACCCCACCTGCCACCCGGCGGCAGCCGCTCCAGCCGGCCCTCGTCGGCCCACGCGAAATAGTCTGTCGCAACCAGCGTCACCGGATCGCTGGCCGGTGAGACGCGCTCCGTCACCGTCGTCACCGACCCGATCCCCCGGCGAAGGAAAATGCTCTTTCCCCCGCCGGGGTGCGTTTCGGCCAGCGAGACGCCCGTGGCGTAGGCCGCGCCCAGCCGCCTGACGATCTCCGCCTCTTCGCGGTCGATCACCGCCTGGAGCTGCGCGTCGTCGAGCGCCGTTGAGACCAGCGCGCGCGCCTGGTCAACTGTCAAGATGCTCATAGGAGCAAAGGACTAGGGCGTTCCCTCTGCTGGCGACACATGCAACTCCTGCGCCGCTCCCACGCTGGCATCCTGCGTGACCGGGTGGATGCGCGCGCCATAAAGCTCAGCGACCACCCCATCGACGACACACCCGGTAGCGCCGCCCCGGACGATCTGAAGGTCCACGTAGCGTTCCTGCGGCTTGTAGACATCCAGCAAGCCGATCTTGTTGTCGTCCGCATCCAGCATCGAGGCAAGCGTCCCGGCGAGTGTGGCCGCGTCCGACATGTTAGCCAGCTGGCCCTGGCGCGCCTGCAAGTCTGGCGTGCCATCAGTGATCGTCCCGAAGAGCACCAGGAAGCGCACCCCCTCGAAGCCCTGCATATCTACCGCGGTCGCGGTGAGTGTCGTTGTGCCAACCGCAGTCGCATTCAGGACGCGGATCGTTTTCACCGCCTGGGTCAAGTTTTCTCTTGTAAACATATCAGGCCTCCTTACGCCTTGATCTTCAGGCCCATGAACGCCTCAGCCAGCGCGGCCATGCCGTCTGTTTCCTTGCGCCCGAAGAACCCGGTCTCATTCGTGGCGGCATACAGCTCCACCACCCGCTGGATGGACAGGTTGAGCGAGTCCACGATCCAGTAGTAGTTGAAGTCGCCGATGACGGCCACCACCGCGTTGTCCTCGAACACGTCACTGCCATCCACCCCGTCGTCGTAGCGGTCGGACAGTTCATAGGGCCAGTCGAGAATCTTGTTGGGCAGCCCCGGCCCCAGGCCCGGCATCCACAGGTAGGTCTGCGCGTTCACCGTAGTGGCGAACGTGTGCAATGCGCGCACCTTACGGATGAAGGCGCGGTTGCACAGCACCCGCGCGTTTGGACTGTAGCGCGCCGGTAGGGTGTAGGCCCAGTTGATCACGTCGTCGCCGTGCAGCTCGTTGCTCGTCACCGTCGTATACGTCGGGATGGCAGTGATGGTGCTCAGCAGCCCGAGCGCCTGCTGGCTGCCCGGGCCGTTGATGAAGCCGTTTTCTTCAGGCACGGAGAACTTGTAGGCCAGGTTGTCGCGTACCCACGCCTCCACATCGAACCCCGACGCGCGCAGCAGCGTATTGGAGACCCGGATGCCCTTCGCCAGCGGGTGAGGCGTGAGGATGCGACCGCCGAACGGCTTGACCGTGTCGAGGCTCCCGGTCGAGATCTCGCTCGTCCAGGTCGCATCGCTCAGGTCGCTGTCCTGTGTCGGCGTGACGCTCGACCCGCCCGGGATGGGCGGCAGCACCCGGCTGATGCGCCGCATGGCCTGGACCTCGCGCTGCTTGGTCAGCAATTCGGCACGAAACTGCGTTGACAGCAGCGCGCCGCCGGCCGTGAAGTCGTCGGCGGCCAGCGCCTTGACCTCGCTGCCTACGGCCTGGAAGCCGCCCTCGGCCAGCAGTTTGATTTCGTCGCCGTTCAGACTCTGCGTCCCGTGACGGAAGAATTTGTTCAGCGCCGTCTTCTGCGCTTTGGTGCGCTCTGGGTCGGCGGCGCCCGCGCCCTGACCTGCCTGCGGGGTCGGCAGCCGAGTCGCCGGATCGTTCAGCAGCGCGTCGGCAGCCACCAGGCGCTCCAGGCGCTTGGCTTCCTCGGTCTTGGCCTCCACCTGGTCGAGCAGCTTATCCATCTCCCCTGTTTTCTCCTTCGGGATCTCCTTGCCTTCAAACTCCTTCAGGATGGCCTGCGCCTGTTGATACAGGGTGTTGGCCTCGTCGTACAACTTTTTGATTTGGACTTTCATGGATCACTCTCCTAATGGATGTGTACCAGCGAGAGTGCTACCTGTGCGGCTCTCATTTTTTGCTTCAGTGCCGAGTGCGCCTTGTCAGGCTCCGGCTCGGCGGCTGCAAGTAGTGTGTTCAATGCTTCCAGAGCGGCCTGCACCGCTGCCAATGCCGAGCGCGCCTTCTCTACGCTGGCCGCGCTCAACACGCGGCCCACTTTCAACTCGTGCGTGATGACCTCGAGCGTCTCGAGGTACGCCTCCACACCGGCTTCCTCTTCCCACGGCGCCGTGCGGTCGAATTGGTGATAGTGGCCGGCGATATGCCGCCTGACCCCCGCCATGTCCGCTTCGGGAATCGCAATTGGCGTCCGCGCCCCCATCATGGCGCCCGCCGCCGCCTGACAGCCTCTCAACACCACTTTCCCATCCGGCAGGTGATGCGGCAGCTTATAGGATGACTTCGAGTCGGGGTCGCCATCATCATCCATCCAGGCGTGCATCATGCGTAGTTGGCGTGCGCCTTCCGCCGCGCCCACCGCTGCGGCACCGTCCCAAGCCAAGTCCTCGTCGGCCTTTGGCGAGGTGTGCGGCGCGATGGCGCCTTTCGTCAGCGGCGCCAGTAGCCTCCGCCATTCGTCGTCCAGAAATTGTGACGGGTTGCGACCGCTCAGATAGGACTTGATGGCATTCAGTTGGGTCAGGGGGTTCATGCCCAGCGGGACGGGGGAGATTTCATAGAGCTTGACTTCGCGCAGGTGGCGGACGTGATCATCCGCATAATCGGCCTTGATCGTCTCGTAACCGAACGAGCCTTCGGTCAACGCGCCGTCCTTCATCAACGGCCATGCCACCTCACCCGCCCAGAAAGAGTCGAGCGTCAACCGGCCCGCCGCGAAGAGTCCCACAGCGTCCTCGTTCAGCACGCTCGGTGCAGGCCCCAGCAGCTTGTCCCAGTCGTGGGCGTAGAAAACCTTGACGCGCTTCCCGCGCTCCTGGATCGTCTTCAGGAACATTCCAGGATGTGAAACGTCCCCGCCGTCGTCCTGATTATTGAACACAGCGAAGTGGCCCTCGTACTCCCCCTTGTCGCCTGCGGCCTTGAACTCGGTTGGCGTCGCTTTGTATTCCATCGTTGCCTGCCAGAAATAAAAAGAGCGGCCCACCCGGTGATCCGGGTAGGCCGCTCGGTGAGCGTGAAAATTAGATTATGCGTAGAGACGTTCCGGCGGAACGTCTATGGCAAAAACACCCAGCCAATCCAGAAAAGTTTTATCCAGACGCCCAGCAGCGTTCCAACGATGAGAAACAGTAGAAACCACATCAGCACCAGGGTCAGTTGTCTGGCCTCTGGAGTGGTTTGGGCGCTTTCAGGCCTGGGGGCAGGAGGCTTAGGGGTGATCACATTATAATGCCCGTCGGCAATTGGGGGATTGGTTTTCCAGTCAGCCATTGCGAATCACTCCACTCTCAACACACCCGCCGGCTGACCGTTCGCCCACCAGCGGAAGCCCGCATGCTCCTTCAACAGCGTGATGATAGCATTTTCCTGACAGCGGCGCAATAGGGCCAGGAACTGGAGTACCAGTCGCCGCTCCTCCGCCGTCCGCACCTCCACCGGCGGGGGGATATAGATCGTCGGCGCGGCCACAGCCGTCAGCGTCGTCTCCATTCACGACCCCAGCTCGTCCGCGATCTTGATCACCAGATACCCGTCGTTCGGAAACGTCTCCGGCTTTGCGCCCGAGAACGTCACCTGCCACTCCGCCTCGTAGACCCCGGCCGTGTCAACGTCGGCGGCCACCCAAGGATACGAAACCTTACCCTTGTTCGCCACCTGATTGGCGTCAACTATCGCCGCCGCATTAACCTTCGCCGTTGCGGCTCCCACCCGCCGCATGATGAACTTGCACGTAGTGCCGGTCAGGTCTACCGCCGCACCCGTCGCGTCTTTGAGTGTCCTGATGATGATCGGAAGCAGGTCACCCTTCTTCAGCACAAAATCGTAATTCATGCGTCGGCGCCTGTCCTTCCTGTATCACCCACTGCAATTGTCTGTCCAGAATCACCCGCCGTCATTGTTCGTCCCGAGTCACCCACCGCAACCGTCGGCCCGACAATGTAGGGTGGTGCAACGGCGGCGCCCTGCTCGGCTTCGTGCACCCCGCTTGCCAGTTGTGCCAGGCCCGTCAGCGCCTCGAAGGTGCCTGCAAGGGGCAGCGTCGTCGTCGTCAACCACTCGTAGGCGCCCACGCCACTGCCGGCCAGGGTAATTTCAGACTCGTACACACCGGCGCGCGCAGATATGAGCGTCCCCGCTGCTTCGTGCTCGCCCGTGGCCGAGTCGACAATGCCGGCCAGTGATTCATAAGCATTCAGACCCGGCTGGGACAGGCCCAGCAGCGCCTCGTACTCCCCGGCCAATGCGCGCGCCATCGCAAGCAAGGATTCGTGTGACCCGATGCGCACTACCAGTAGCGTGCCGCCGGCCTCGTGATCGCCTGACGCCTGATATAGTACAAGTACAAGCGATTCGTGAACACCCTGCCCAGTGGTTACCGCACTGGACAGGCTCTCATGCCCACCCGCTATGCTAGAGATAAGCGCCAGGAGCGATTCGTGGACACCTGACCGCACCAGAATGACTGTCCCGCCTGCCTCGTGCTCGCCCGTTGCCGAATTAGCCACCCCTGCCAGGGCCTCGTATACGCCCTGGATGGACAGGGACACACCTAGCAGACTCTCGTGTGTCCCGGATACCGCCAGCAACGGCGACGCCAGCCCCTCGTGTACACCCTGCGCCGCGGGCACAAGCCCGGCCAATGCCTCATACTCACCAGCCAGTGCGCGAGAGACAGCCGTCTCTCCCGCCGCGCTCAGGAAAAATGCGCGGCGCCGTGTTCGAAATGGGACATGGATAATACGGACTGGCACTTACTCTTCCTCGACCCAGATCGTGCCGCAGAATGTCATGTCGTCGGCCAACGTGGTCTGGAGCCTGACGAACATCCCCTCCCCCTGCTTGGCCTTAGGAGCGAACCGCTCGTCGGGGTACCACATCTCATACGGTGTGTTGCGGTTGTTCCATCCAATCTCGTCCAGAATGTCTGTTGCTCCCGTCGTCGTTGCCACCGTCGTATTATTTGTCTCCGAGGTGAAGCCGGGTGCGGCGTCTGCGGAGTCGGGCGATTCGGGCACGCCGGCCGCGCCACCTGAACCACTTGTGATAGCCACCCCCAGTCGGATGATGCTCACACGCAAGCCCTCCTCGGCGGTGTCCCCCACCTCTGTGATTTGGCCGAGCCGTATGCCGCGCAACTTGATCGGCTTATCGTCGGCGGGCAGGACTTCCCACAGATCGGTATCCCCCCCGGCGGCGGTGACGGTGCCTGTCCAGGGAATTGAATAAATGCGTCCCATCAGGTTGTCCTCCATTGGTAAAGTGTATGGCGCTGGAATGGTGGCGGGGCCTTCGCAGCCGCGAAGGCGGCCCCACCGCTAAATTGTGGCGGCATCGCTCCCCACGCCACCGGCGGCATGTCCTCGTCAGTCAGCGTCCCGCCCGCCGTCGCGTTCAGGACGCCCGCATAGTCCTTGAGCCGCTCCGTCGCCCCGTTCAGACACGGCAACCAGCGCACCAGGTTTGCATATCTTCGCGGGCGGATCGTCCACTGTTCGGCCTGAATTTCGGCCAGCGTCAGAGCCGCATTCCAGAGTTTGATCCCTGCGATCCGGCCATCATAGGGATCGGCGTTGACCGTCGCAAATCCTCCGAATTCAAGGCGTGTCTCTGTGCAGGGGCTTGGCGATGAACCCAAATGCGTGACATCCGAGGCCACCAGAGGCGTAGCGATGGCAACTACGTAGCCTGTGCGCGTCGTCACTCCCGAGCGCACCCCGGCCACGAAATACCACGTATTGGCCGCCAGGTTCAGCGTGCCGCGCGTTTCTGAATAGGCGTTTTCTGTAGCGATGAGCAATCGCGTATTCGTGCCGTTATTCTGGATGTCCCAGATGTCATACTCTCCCGAGGTTGGATTGTTGTCGTTGAGGGAAAATAACGTCGCATACGCGCCGCTGGCCGGCAGCGCGGCGGGACGGATAAACGCGCACCAGGAATAGTTCGCATCCCGGTCAAGCAGGCTGGCCGTCCAGAGCAGGCGGTCGGCGGCGGCGGCGAAACGGACAGACATTTAGGCTCCGTCGCGGGACTCAATTTCGGTCACGTAGAAATCGCCGGTGGCGCTGTCGGTCGAGCCTGTGCCGTCGGCGTCGCGCCCGAAGCGGATACGATACTGATCTCCCGCCGCCATCGAGTCGGCATTGGTCAGTGTGATCGTCGTGCTGAACGGGAAGCCCGCCGTACCGGGAACCGCCGCGCTCGTCGCATAGTTTTCAGCATCATAGGACTCGGCGGCGTCCAGGTCTACTGCATCCCCCGGCGTAAAGGCTTCAATGGCGGCACGCAGACCCACAGTATTAGCGACGGCAGAGGCCATGAAGCCCTGTACGACCAACGTAAGCGCGCCAGTCAGGCCCTGCGGCGCGACGCCCTTCAAGACGCACAGCTCATCGGTAGCCGCATCAAAGGCCAGCACCAGCCGGCCATTCACGACCGTCAGTTGAGGGATGACGGCTTGATTCTCGAACGTCACCTGTTCGGCTGACCAAACAGCCCGCGTTGCCATCAGTCCACCTCCCCCAGCAGCCGCCGGATATAATCCCCGCCCCGCCGCATGGCCGCGACCGCCAGGAACAAATCGGTTTTCATGTCCGCCGACAACGCCGAGCGCATCGCCACGATCAACGAGCCATTGTAGCCAATGGTATCCGGCGATACGTTGCTGCCGTGCGCATCGATCCAGTCGTCAGTCGTCGCCACGCTGCCGGTATTGGCAGTCGGATTGTAGAGGTCGAATTTCGGAAACGGGCAGAGTGCCCGTTCGCTTGACCACTTCCGCATCAGTCCGCGCCAGATGCGCGTCCGGTCTGCAATCGAGAGGGTTGCCATATCAGAGTCCTTTCGATGTTCGGCGACTCAAAACACAGGCGCCGTCCAGCGTACAACCGTGCCGCACTTCGGACAGGACGTCTCGTGCGACTTGCCGTCGAACGGATGGGACAGGATCACCTCGTTCCAGTCCTGACCGCACCGCTGGCGGCTGGTCGCATCCAGCGCCCGCGCCTCGTCCATCTGCCCATTGGCGAGCAAGGTGGAGATTCTCTCCTGTGCACCTTCGGCGAGTGGCCCGCGGCAGCGGCGCTCGATGGCGCGGACAGTCTCCTCCGGTGACATCTGGCCCAGGTCGAGCACACCCACGTCCGACGCCGTGACGGTCACTTTCTCCCACGGCTGCGGGTCAGTA